ATCACTTGCCATTAACAAGCTCCGTCAAAGGTGTGGCAGACACCCAAATACCGTGAATCTGTGCCAAATTATAAAGAATATTGATATCCTCCACCGTACACTGATCCACGTAAACTTTTGCTTTATCGTTGGCCAAGTAGTTATCTTTTGCGCCATCCGATGCATCGTACTCGCTCAAAAATTTAGTCGGAAACCATCCACCTAAAGCCGGTACGTTTACACACTCATCACCATTAATGGTACGAGTACCGCCATTGGCTAATAAAGACATAGCTACTGATGTTACTACTGAGCCAACTGTCAAGATTTGATCTGCTGCGGTTTGTCCAGGTACGTGAGGATCAGTATCGATACCAGTATCGTTTGTCCAACCTGTACCATTATTTAATAAATAAGGATAAGGCGCACCCGATACCACTCTAGTGATTGTACCTTCCCAATCACCTTTATAGACTTTTCCACCTGTACTAGATGTAGCTAAAGTGTTAGTACAGCACTGTGTTCCAACACCGTATTTTTCCGTACTTGGTGTAGGAGTAGGACTTGGAGCGCTACCGCCATCCAATCTAGCGTTTACTGTAGCAGCTAACTCAGACATACGGCTTTCTAAATATGGTCCTGGACATGAAGTAGATGCAAACATCTTATGCATCGTCAAAGATCCATTAGGAGTTCCGTCAAAAGTCAGTCTAAATCCATAACGTTGACAAATATCAACACACAAATTGACTAAACTGTTCCAACTTGCTTCACTGATTGGCCAATTGCCACCGGCTTGACTGTTGGAGACTTCGATAGTGATTGCTTGACAATCGTTTACTCCATTAGATGATGTCCATGCTCGGTTTACTTCATCTACGTTACATACAATTGTTCCATCATATCCGATGCAATAATTGGCACTAGCACCACGATTCGGATTTTGGAAAGTTGCTGCACACTGTTCAGCGGTTAATACCCCAGCCATATGATGAGGGGTGATTTTACAAACCTTATATCCCTGTCTGCCAACTGTATAGTTGTATGGACTGGCTAACATGATTTTATTTGTTAAAGGACTATGCATCTTCGTCATCTCCTTTTCCGTTAGAAAGCTCTTCTTCCATTTCCGGTGTAAGTTCCGGTTCTTCTACGATTCCGGTTACAACTTCTACTTCTTTCATGACTTTTCCTCCTATTCTCGAATTGGCAACTCTTTTAGTTCAAGCGCCATCTTCTTTACTTTTCCATTACCGCCAAGCGCCTCATATGCTTCTGCCATCTCAAGCAAATTTTCATAACCGTGAGGGCTTATTTCACCTCGTTCAATATATTTATCGTGATAATCGATAATTTGTTGTCTGAGTAAACATCTAGTACCTTTACGGTTTGCTTGTTTTTCTTTTTCCTCTCGTTCATCTTTAGCTCTTGCGGTTTTTCTTATATCTTTTAAAAGCCAAACGATGTAGCCACATAAAGCGGTTACTATCGCAATGACTACATCGCTATACATCTGATCCATTTACTCTGCCTCTTTAGTACCCTCGACAAAGCGTGTAAACGCTTGGTGAAGTCCTGTACTAGCTAATCCCATCAGTGCCCCGTATACGATCGATTCAACGGACGGACCGCTAACAACACCATTCAATACAGCGCCTACAATCGCCAAAATTGTTGGGATGTATTTATTCGGTACAAAATCAAAACTTGTCTTTAGGATGTATCCAATAATCAGGCAAGCTACCATAACTACCAAAACAAAATATTCAGTCAATGTTGAAAAATCCATACGTTATCCCTCCACTTTTTCAAAATAATTTCCAACTAAAGAAGCACAGGTTGCATACAATGGCTGTCCACTGTCACGAGTACATTTATAGACAATTCCATCTTCGATATAGTATTTATCCTTATGAACTGTCATTGTATTAGCATATGGAATTGGATCTTCCAAAGTTCCGGCATGTTCTTCGTCGATACGTTCATACAGAGCAGCTGTTTCAATAGATGGTGCTTGATTTTCTAGTACTGTGGTAATATCCTGACGTACTTTCCACAATTCTCCTTTATACTGTACACGGATACCTTTAGTTAGTTTCTTACCAATGTAAGACTCCCAAGTTGGGAAGATAGAAATACATTTTAAAGCATTAGCATCACTCATATTCATTACGGCCAAATTCAAAGCAAAATTCTGATCTTCTGTTAGTTCTGCTTCTTCTTCCGCTTTGACAAGTACGATATGATAAATTTCCTGTTTTTTGTTATCTAACTTGTACTGTAGTTCTTTAACAATTTGATATCCTTCATATGTCTTTTCTGCATACTCGATAGATGTACAAGCTTCAAATGCTGATTTGATGGCATCCATTCCGGAATCAGTTGTAAAAGTCAAATTCAATTCATCATTGATCAATTGTAATAATTCATTACATAAAGTGATGTCAACTTCCCCAATCTTCATTTCTTTAACGGGCTCTTCTAATTCAATTGGCTCTTCCATCACTTCTGTTTCTTTTTTAATTTCTTCACTCATGAGTTTTTCCTCCTAAAATAAAAAGCATGAAAGGAAGTGCTCTCATGCTTTATGAACATCATTTAAAAAATTGGTTAGTAGATCAAAAGATCTACAAAAAAGAATCCACATATACCGTTTATTACAACATCGTCTATAATCAGATAGTTCCTAATATCGGAAATATTGAAGTAGAACATCTTAATAACGATATCCTACAAGAATTTGTATTGGATCAACTCGATCATGGACGTGTCGATGGTAAAGGTGGAATCGCTCAAAGTTACGTGAAGGACATAATCACAGTCCTCAAGCTTTCATTGGATCAAAAGATAGAAATCCAACTGCCTTACTGCCCTCCTACGGAGGTTGAGATTTACGATAAATCGGATCAGATAACATTGATAAACTACCTCCAATCAGAGATCAACAATAAACATTTTGGAATATTATTAGCAATTCACACAGGCATCCGCATCGGTGAGTTATGTGCTTTAAAGTGGTCCGATATAAACTTTGATACACAAATACTTCATATTGATAAAACAATGGTGAGACTGTACACCAAAGAAGAAGGATCTAGACTACGAATAACCCCACCAAAATCAAGAGCAAGCACAAGATCAATACCACTGAATAAATGGATCATGCAATATGCTGTGTTATTACGCGGCAAGCCGGATGAATATATCATTACCGGACGTTCTCAGCATATCGAACCAAATAAATATCGTTCTTTTTACAATAAAATCTTGAAAGAATTAGAATTACCACATCATAAATTCCATTCACTTAGGCATACGTTTGCCACAAGATGTATTGAATGTGGGTGTGACTACAAATCTCTAAGTCAGTTACTTGGGCATAGCAATGTAGCTATCACCATGTCTATGTACGTCCATCCTCAGATGGAACTCAAGCGTAAATGCGTTGAACTTTTAGCTGATTACTACCAACACTAAATGTATGTCATTTACAACCGGTACAACTGGAGGTGAGTACAAGCATAAGTTGACCAAAGAAGAGTTGGCACCACACCAGCATCCAACAAATAATTTTGTTATAAACAGTACAAAAGGAAATCCTATTAATGTTGGATCAGGTAGTGAGCGATTATCTTATTGGACAAACGGAAACGCAAAAACTGATTTATCAACTGGCGATCAAGCTCATAACAATTTACAGCCTTATATTGTAACTAACATTTGGCGAAGAACCGCTTAACTTGTTCTTCTCCAGATATTTATTGCTATGAATGGCTGTATATTGTTGTGATTGCCATCTCCTCCAGTAAGAGATGTTAAAACATCTTTGCCTGATCCGGCCGATACTAC